CATACATCTACATGGCATTTGCAGAACATCCATTTGTAAGTAGTAAAGGAGTGCCAGTAACGGCAAGGTAGAATGTTAGGTCACGGATCATTAGCAGAGTTTGCGTTAGCCTCAGTAAGAGGTGGTGGTGTACAAAACGTAGGATCACCCTTTATTAGTGGAGTATCTTTTACAGCTAGTGTAGGAGATGAAACTGTAACAGCAGGAGCAACTATATCTCCTTCAACTAACGTTGCAACATTCAGCCTTGGAACAGAGGTGGCAACAGGTGGAGCAAACGTATCACCAACAACAGCAGGAGCTATTACAGTGAGTGTAGGAGAAGAAGCAGCTTTTGGAGAATCTTTCCAAAATCTAATCACCTTATCTACTGGATCTCCTGACTTTTTTATATGGAATGAGGTTGACGATTCACAAACAGTAGATTATTCTGACGTTGAACCAGGTAGCACAGATTAGGAGACATAAATGGCATCATCATTTTCAAGCACATTAAATTTAGAACTTCAGGCCAGCGGAGAAAACTCTGGAACCTGGGGTACAATTACAAATAATAATTTACAAAAAATAGAATCAGCGGCAAAAGGTTATGTTTCTGTAGCTATTGCCAGCACAACTGACACATTGGCCACAACTGATGGCTCTACTACAGATGAACAAAGTAATGCTATTATAAAATTAACAGGGACTTTATCAGGCGACACAACCATGAGTTGTGAGGCTGTAGAGACTTGGTATATCGTTGATGATGCAACAACTCATGGTGGTAATACTTTAACATTTAAACCTTCTGGTGGCACAGGAACAACATTAGTTCAGGGTGCTAAACACATTTTATATTCTGATGGTTCTACAATGTTCGATGTCTTGAACGATGCAGGAAATATCAAGGCCAACGGAACATTGACCGTGACAGGTAATACTTCTCTTGACGGTGGTAGTTTTGTATTTAATGAATCTTCTGCTGACTTAGATTTTAGAATCGAGGGTAATGGAGATGCAAACTTATTCTTTACAGATGCTGGTAATGACCGTATCGGTATTAAAACAAACTCACCTTCAACAGAATTACACGTTGTAGGTGGTGTTAAAGCTACTGGTGCAATTGACTTTGATGGTGGTGGATTTACATTTAATGACTCTGGTGCTTCTGTTGATTTTAGAGCAGAAACAAACACATTAGCAAACGCTTTCTTTATAGACGGTTCTGCTGATAAGATTGGTTTTGGAACAAACTCACCAGCCGATGCATTAGTAGAAATAAACCAAGCCAATAGTTCAGGAGCCATAGCTTGTTTGTCATTAGATCAAGATGACGAGGATCAAGAATTTATTAAATTTGACGGCACAACAGGAAGTGGTAGCACTGCTAGTGTATCAACTTCAACAGCTACAGATGGTAGTAAAGTAGGCGCATTAAAAATAAACGTAAACGGAACAGATCGTTATATTAGGTTCTACGATTCTGCAATATAAGGAGTTACATGCCGTTAACAAAACTGCAAATAGCTCCTGGTATAGATAAGCAAAATACTGAATATGGTGCAGAAGGTCGTTGGGTCGACTGTGATAATGTTAGGTTCCGATATGGTCTACCTGAAAAAATAGGTGGATGGGAGAAAGTTACATCTGATGCACTTGTAGGAGCAACAAGAGCAATCCTTACATATTCTGATTTAGGTGGTGTTAAATATGCTATCTACGGAACTAATAAAAAATTATACGCTTATTCTGAAAACTCTTATGCAGACATAACTCCTATTCGTTCCAGTGCAACTGGAAACATTACTCAGTTTGCAACCACTAGTGGGTCCTCTACAGTTACTGTAACAGATGCAAGTCATGGCGCCTTGATAGGTGATTTTGTAACAATTGCAAGTGTTAGTGGTGCGGTAGGTGGATTATCTCAAGCTAACTTACAAGGTGAGTTTGAGATCTTGACAGTACCTAGTTCTAACACATACACTATACAAGCCCCAGCTAATGCTTCCAGTAGTGCTACAGGAGCTACAGCTAATGCAAGTTATCAAGTAAACACAGGAGCTGCAGTGGCATTATTTGGTTATGGTTGGGGTGCTGGTACATGGAGTACAAGCACATGGAACACTACTCGTGAAGGTTTGACAGGTGGTGAAGGTGTGCTATTGGAATCTTCTAAATGGGCCCTAGACAACTGGGGTGAGGATGTTTTAGCTTTACAATTTAACGGTGGATTATTTTACTGGGATACCTCAGACGGATTATCGAGTAATAGAGCAGGGACCACGGAAGTTAGTGGCGCTCCTACAAAATCTAGATTTATGATTGTTTCTGGTGACGATAGACACGTTATTTGTCTTGGAACAGAAACTACAATTGGCACAACATCCACACAAGACAACATGTTTATCAGGTGGTCAGATCAAGAATCAACAAGTGATTGGACACCAACTGCAACTAATACTGCAGGTTCTTTTAGATTAACTGACGGTAATCAAATTAATACAGCTGTTAGATCAAGAGGTGCTGTAATGATATGGACTGATACAGCTTTGTATCAAATGCAGTTTATTGGTGCACCCTTAACATTTGGTTTTAAACAAATTGGTTCTAACTGCGGAGCTGTGGGTATTAACGCAGCAGTTGATGTATCTGGTAACTCGTTCTGGATGAGTAATGATTCTTTCTTCTTATATGATGGTGCAGTTAAAAAAATACCTTGTAGTGTGCAGGATTATGTATTTGATGATATAAATGAAAATGTAAAACAAGATGTGTTTTGTGCATCTAATTCTAATTATAATGAAGTAATGTGGTTCTATGCTTCAGCTAACTCTGATCAAATAGATAGAATGGTAGCTTATAATTATGCAGAGAATCTTTGGTATATTGGATCTTTAGCTAGAAGTGCTTGGGCAGATTACGGTGTTTATGAAGTTCCTTACGCTGCAGAGTTTGAATCTGCTGATACTACTTCTACTATCTCTACAATAAATGGATTAAAAGCAGGTAGAACTTTTGTCTATCTTCACGAAACAGGAAGCAATGACGACGGAGCAGCTATGTTAAATCACATAGAATCTGGTGACATTGATATTGCAGACGGTGATAACTTTATGTCAATCGGTAGATTTATACCAGACTTTAAAAATCAAATAGGCAATGTTGATGTAACAATGAAAACAAGACCTTACCCTACAGCTTCTCAAAGATCTCATGGACCCTTTGAAGTAGCAACAAATACAACTAAAAAAGATACTAGAATAAGAGGTAGACAGATAGCAGTAAGAATATCTAGTGGTGATGTTGATGACAGATGGAGATATGGAACACTTCGTCTAGATATGAAACCAGATGGAATGAGAGGGACCTAATGGCTAAAATTGTAACACCTCGTTTACCAGAGGCAACAGAAGAATATAGTAGAGAACAAGCATCTCAATTAATTCAAACTTTAGAACAAGTTATATTTGTTTTAAACAATACCTATGTGCCAGAAACATTAAGAGAGGAAGAAGAAAGAATTTCTTTTTTCTTATCGTAAATGTCTAATATATACACAAACCATAAAGCAAAGTTGTCGACTACTAATTTAACGACTATCTACACAGTTCCTGCAGAAAAAGCTGCGATAATTAAGTCTATTCGCGTTGCGAACGAAGATACAAGTAATGATTGCAATATATCTGTAACCCTTGTAGATACTGGTAGTGTAAGTTATACTATTGAAAAAGATCGAACAATACAGGCTAAACGATCTCAAGAGATTCTAGCGACAGGAAACATGGCGCAAGATACATCTGACAGCTCTGTGGCAGCTCCCGCTCCGCTAATAGCAAAAGAGTCAGAAATAATAAAAGCTCAGGCAGAAAATGCTAATGATCTGAGCATAATTATAAGTGTGTTAGAGATATCTAGCAGATAGGAAACATAATGAAGAAAACAAAGAAAAAAGTAGTTAAGAATAAAAAACTGGCAGCTATGTATCCACCAAGAGATAAAATTACCAGAGGTGATATTATTGTTGCTGCTAAAAAGAAATCCATGAAAAAGCCTAAGAGGAAAAGATAATGGCAAGGCCAGGTCTTTATGCTAATATTCATGCTAAACGTAAACGCGGTGGTAAAATGCGTAAAAAGGGTGCTAAAGGCGCTCCTACAGCAAAAGCTTTTGCCAGAGCTAAACAAACAGTAAGGAAAAAATAATGACTAAATTATGTCCAAGAGGTAAAGCTGCAGCAAAGCGTAAATTTAAAGTTTACCCTAGCGCTTATGCAAACGCTTATGCATCCAAGATTTGTGCAGGAAAGATTAAAGATCCTAGTGGTGTAAAGCGTAAGGATTTTAAAGGTCCTAAGAAAGCAATGGGCGGTATGATTGATTACAACAAAATATCACAAGATCGTAAAAAAGTATCTAGCTTTAAACAAGGTGGTATTGCAAAAGGTTGTGGTGCAGTCATGGCAAGCAAACGTAAAGTAACAAAGAAACCAAAGCAGAAAAAAGTAGCATAATGTCTGGTCACAAGGGATTAGCGAAGTGGTTCAAACAGGATTGGAGAGACATAGGCTCTCGTAAAAAAGATGGAAGCTTTGCTAAGTGTGGTAGATCAAAACAAAAAAAAGATGCCAAACGAAAGTATCCCAAGTGTGTCCCCGCAGCAAAAGCTGCTAGTATGTCTAAGAGTCAAATAAAATCTGCAGTTTCTAGAAAAAGATCAAAAGCTCAAGGTGTTGGTGGTAAACCAACTAATGTAAAAACTTTTGCAAAGAGAGGTAAGAGTGCCACTAAACGAAAAAGGTAAAAAAATTATGAAGTCTATGAAAAAGACTTATGGCAAAGATGCTAAGTCTGTTTTCTACGCTTCAAAGAACAAAGGAGTAATAAAAGGTGTTGAAAAATCAAAGAAGAAAAAAAGTAAAAAAGGTAATAAGCGCGCTTAAAAAAGCTTCTAAATCACATGCTGGGCAAGCTAAAACTTTACAGAATGTATTAAAAAATGGCAAAAAGAAAAGATCCTAAAAAAGGAACAGGAAAGAAACCTAAAGATAGCGGTAGAAGATTATACACAGATGAAAACCCTAAAGATACTGTATCTATTAAATACGCAACTCCGGCTGACGCGAGGCGCACCGTTGCAAAAGTTAAAAGGATTAACAAACCATTTGCTAGAAAAATTCAAATACTTACTGTGGTTGAACAAAGAAGTAAAGTCTCTGGCAAAACGCAACAAGCAGCGATTGCGAAAAGAGCTAAAGAATCTTTGCGAAGAAGCCGTAAAACAACAAAAAAATCCAAGGCATAATCAATGGTAAGAAAACGCGATAAACAGCCACCTAAGACTAAAAAATACTTTAGACCTACAAAGTCTGGAGCAGGCATGACTGCTGCTGGTGTCGCTAAATATCGTAAAGATAACCCTGGATCAAAGCTCAAGACTGCTGTCACAGGTAAAGTAAAACCTGGTAGTAAAGCTGCAAAGCGAAGAAAATCTTTCTGTGCAAGAAGCGCAGGACAAATGAAGAAGTTTCCAAAGGCTGCAAAAGACCCTAATTCAAGGTTAAGACAGGCCAGAAAGAGATGGAAATGTTAAAACAATTATATTGCAAAAGGATAGGAAAATGAGTATAAAAAAAGATGAAACCGTATTAGCGGGCAAGGGTGTTGAGATCCTGCCTGTCGAGACTAAACTAACTATTACTAATACGCAAACAGGTAAAGAATACGCTGATGAAAAAGAAGCATTGGCGGACGTCGAGAACCCTGCAACTTCCACAGAAGAAAAACACATCAAAAGAGATGTCGCTATCAAAGTTAATAGCTTAGATATATTTGGAGATACAACATAATATTATGCAGGGACTTGAGTCACTAAACCAATTTAAA